TTAGCTTTACTTATTATCATATTATCATTATTTTAATGTTTTAAAAAGATATTTAAGTTCAACTTAATATCAATGCAGCATTATTTTTGATTCAATTCAAGATTTTGCTGATTAAGACTCTATAAATACTTGCCAAGTTTTATGGTCTAGATTTTGGAGTCTCTGATATTGGGAGTTAGCATATATCATTTAAATCACCGTTGGAAAACACCACCACGAGATTGGGCCATAACTGTCCACTCCTGGGTGCAAGGAACAAGAGTTCAATGCAAGGTCATTTTCCATAGAATCCTGATTTGAAGAATGATATTAAAACTGCTCTCATGCATAATGTCACTGCAGATGATCTGAAATATACCTTTATGACTGATGATAAAGGCAATAATTTCCCAACATGCTGCAAGATGGACATTGCTAGGTGGGAGAAAAATAAAGCGACATTCTTATGGGGGAATCTTCGCTTTATGTCTCCACCAGACGGTATGTGTTTCTTTACAGCACTTTCTTAGCTTGCTTGAAGTGATCATAATGATCCACATGCATACTAAGAGGCTTATTATTAAGCCGTTGAATGTGCTGTTCGAAATGAAGCAAATGATCTTACACATCCATTGCCTCTTGCATAGAAAGTATGTGCTTACTTACAAGTTGCACTGGTAGAGTTCGATACCTTCTTTGATGAGGTCTCTAAACTCAAGATGGAGCACGTCCATAATAAACAATTTAATGGTGTAAATTCAATTGTACCATCAATTGTTACTTCAGGAGGATCGCATGCAAACGTTGTTGTAAGTAAAAATAATACGAAAACTATTTTTACTTATAGGAAATTAGCTGACGCTTTCGTTTGGGCAACTACTCCTGAAATCTAAGTGTTACCTTCTGTGTAAGTGTCAAATGCCCCACAAATTAAGCAATAGAAGAAATTGCGCGCTGCCAAAAGACTTCATGATGAATAAGCTCAATTGATAAAGAAATTGAAGTAATCTGCCAAAATTACCAAAAGCCAACATAACGCATTTCATTATGCAGTTAGGAAAGCGAAATATCAGACAGTGTCTTAATCATGGCTTCCAGCTAAGCATAACACTGATGCTGAATTCGCTTTGTAACTTATGACATCCTCAATTGGTATTGGCAAATGTATTATTCAAAAGCCTTAAAGTGTGGTTCAGTCTTTTCTTTTAGCATCTTTGCATAAGAAAAGTAATCCCCATTTGTTCAAACGGGTTGGTAAGAAACTGATAAGTGAATACAAACTCACAGGCAATGCTCTGTAAGAAATTCCTCTTCTTGGATCTAGAAGAATATCAGGACGATAGCCTATTGAGAAGTAGAATACAGTTTCATACTTGAGAAAACCCCGTTATGATAATAATCATGATATTAAACACTATTCTGATAAGAAATCAGTTTAAACTGTTGATCATGCTGTTAATTCAGGGGGACCAGACGAACCAATCACTATGTAGCAGATTGATTTGATTAGAGTGTAAGGACGGCTTCGTCTTCCTATTACGGAGGCAAGTATAAGTCACTTACATTCACCACGAACTTCGTTGCTAGTTAGTGAGGGTCCTGCTATCTTCGGAAGTGAATCATTTAATCATGGATTTAAACTTGAATTTGGATCCTATGAAGAACCAAGGCTAGTAGATTTAAGAAAATCTAAAGTTTCTGAATCGAAACCTGCTCTACATAGGGTCTCGACAAAATGGACTTCTGGACATTGTCGTGTTTAACGTAATACCTACGCTAAACAACGTCCTAGAAGGATACGCCATGAATGTAAATCAAACTTATTTCCTGATTGGATGTAAGTGGGTAACTGGTTTTCCAAGAAACCATCTTTACCCTCTAACACTTCGGAAGAGAACAAAAGAGAAGCATTTGAATATCTAAGTGAATCTTCTGTGACTAAAACAGATTCACATGAAGATCCCTTGATTATTGCTTCAGGGAGTAATATCCGTACTGATAAATATCCAAGGTTCTATGACGAGAATACATATTCTTGTGCGGAAGCTCCGAACTAGATCACATCTAGTGTACAAATGAATAAACTCATTCCTAATTTTGTTGAGATTACTAATCCCAAGATTAAAATGATAAATAAAAGGCATTATGCTAACACTGATATGTCAACAATGCTTAATTTGTACACTACTCCTGCAGTTTCACTGTCTAGTGATCCATCAGAAGTGGGACCAATGCTTAGTTGGCCACCAATGATGGGTGATACTTTAACAGGGAATTTAACCATGAGGCCTGGTTGCTAAAAGATAGAAGGGTATGTACCCAAATGTGCCAGGTCTATTTTTTAATCTGCAGGATTCGGAATACTAAATAGCGCTTACGAATAGCATGCCATCAAAAATGGTGGTCATCCTGTTCTTCGTTCAGGTGTTAATGCTGGTATTAGAATATCTTATGACAAAATACGTCAAATGTATATTCATTCCAACCATAAGTTGCTAATAATCAACGTTGGAGATAAATTTGCCAAGACATACAATTACCTTGACTAATCTCTTCAATGGAAATTTAGCTTCTTATTTAAAGAACCCTTGAATGAAAGAGATAAGCGTTTATGGTAAGACCGATAAGATGTTTGGGAGGATTGTATAAACCGTGTGAATAGAATTGTTTCTGTCGAAGGAAGTGTTAACAATTTAGATCGCAATGCTAAATTTGTTGACTTCCTTTCAGCGGAACCCATTTTTTAAACAAACGGTGAGCTACATCCTGTTATCAAGTCATTAAGAAAGTTACCCGATGTTACTCATATAGGTGTCCGACCGAATAAGGAAAACTATGATTAAACATATTGGGCAACAAACCTTTAGTAATGCCTCGATAAATCATGGTCACCTGGTGTGCCTGAGCATAAATTGCGTAGTATGACCATATAATAATGGGAAAGTACTATGGAAGCATAGGCATACCATGATGATTAACAAATGCTTGCTGTTTATCAGCTTTTTGATGTTCACTATTATCTAGGTAATTGGAAACCCCTTTTTACCGACTTTTAACACTAAGCGCATGTAGTTGGAGGCAACTTTCAAAATACACCTGGATATTCTCCACTCCCTTGTAATGAAGGTTCCTATCACTTATCTGGTGATGGGTATATTTCATTTAAACCTAGAGGGACTTCATAAGAATATCATCACAGGGATATAACGTATAGGAGCCCAACAGCTGTTGCTGGCTTTGGATGGTATGAAATATTTCACGACTTTTGTAGTATTACTAAATTACACAATGACGAAACCTGTTTATAATATAACTTACCGACAGGTATGTCAACAAACAAGTGTATAGCTCACACATGGTTGTTATAAGCCATATCAAAAATTAAAGATTCCAAAGCAGCTGAAATAGCTTAAAAAGCATTAATAGATGTTCAAAGTCCATGGGATGATAGTGACACCCTTGAATTGTTGAGTAAATTAAAATATAATGAATATTTTGATTTGAGAAAATCTAATCACTTATATTAGATATACAATTTATTCACCGATCTCAAAAATTTTAATATCAAAATGCATGGTATTGATTTTTCAAGGGCACTTTCTATTTGTAACTCAGATGAAATAAAATTTGAGATATTGTAGAAAGCTTAGATTAAAACTTTAAACAGAGAAATTACAAATCCAATGATTGGTTGAATAGCGAAGTGTTACGATCATATCTGCATCTGGTATGAAACATGGAAAAACTTATAGAGTGGCAAAACCGTATATCTTAATCCATATGAGTTTTCAACTAATGCAGATTACCTCCGTAGGGTGTATCAATTAAAGGGTTTTCAAAAATAGAGAACTTTTAAACCACATCCTACTGATCCCAACTTGTAACAACTGGTCTAAACTCTGAATAGAGTTAACATCACTTACCCAACAAATAGTCATGAAAGAGTTATTCTCTTGGGAGCAAGACCATCTGTATAAAAAGCTGATGTTTTTACTTCACAAGATATTATCATTAAAGCAGCTGAATTGCGTGACTTTATAGATAGTAAAACTTCAGTTACGGAAGATGCTAGGGGACACAATGGATTCAATAGTATTGCGAGATTTTCTAATTCAGAAACAGTCATATCGGAATACAAGATGAATCTATAGAAATAAGCTAAGTTACGTAAATAGTAATAGCCTAGATACCCCAAAATATCTAACGTTCATAGTACAGATGAATCCCCAATCAACAACTATTACAAATACAAAAAGTATAACTCTAATGAAATTTTGCATCCAAACCCACATGTACTTCCCAGTTCATTTGATAAGGCTTAAGCATAGATATAGTAATTCTAAGCTTTAGTGGATTGTGCAGATCGATATCCTGAACCAATGGTCATCCATCGTAATAAGATGGTTGATAGGCATGATTTTGATCATGGCAAATTCATTTCCAAATCTGGATCCGACATTTTGAATCCCAAAATGGAAGAAATGATGGAAATGGAGTTTTCCTCAAAAGGCCATTCAAATGTGCTTTGCTCGATATAACGTCATTATTCTTCTAAGTAGAGTCCCAATAGGAGACATCTTAGATAGTTTAACTAACTGACCGATAAATATTTCAAATATCTGAAAATATGTTTAGATAAGGATCCTATCGCGTTAGATCACTATTTATTAGACTATACGAAGGATAAACCAGAGTGGAGTGAGTCCAAACGCCAGAAGTATGACACTAACATTGCTCGTTTCTTTTATGACCGATCCTACACAAATTATGTTGGTGTTTTTAAACTGATGGTTAAAAGCGGAGAAGTTCATGAAAATTCCACCAATCGTGAAATCGATGGTTATATTCAGGACACTGACGCTGGACCAAGAGGTGTTTGGACTCCATCTGATGATGGTTGTGGGATAATGCAAGCGATACAATCATATTTCTTTAAATGGTTGAAAAAGCATATACCTTCATTTATTCACGGCTATAAGGGTAGTGAAACAATCGATATTGTGAGAAACAAAATTAACGCTAGAATGAAATCTTTATCGTTAGATGGTTCTCGATTTGATAGTTCTTAGTTTTCAAGTCTTATGTAAGCAACTGATAATAAATTCTGGAACATGATGAGTGACTAAATCAAAAAGATCATTCAATTCAATGTGGATGCGTTAGCACTTGCACCAGAGCGGACTGTTGAAAGTATGCATCGTTGTTTGATGTACAGCCTACTACAGACAACTAACACTGCTTTTGTGCACTTCCCTGGTGTCAATGCTCCTTAATGGACGCAACCTATTAGGAAATTGTTCTAGAAACATATTCAAATGAACGCGAACCCTGAAAAAGATTGGATATCAATATAAATTGATGGCACAACATTTTCAGGCTTGTCAACACGTACAACTTTGGGTAATACATTAAGATCCATTTTGTACATGTATTATTATTTGAATCAAGCATTTCCAAACAAATGTGATCCATGGCTTTCCACTGACTATTTCGTTATAGCAGCCGGCGATGACACAGTTTTATGGATAAGACCAGATTGGGTTTAACACTTTAGAGATGTTATTCTTGAACTAACAACCAGAGATAAGACCGAGCAATCAGTCGGATTAGGTTAATGTTTAAAGAAAATATCTGTTGGAGATTTCTGGCAAATTGATTTTTGTTCGAAATGGTCATACTCCACTGGCAATCTGAATGAATGGTGGATGTCTAGAAATTGTGAAAAAGTTTTCAAAACAAAATAATTCTTTTGTGGAAAAAATAAACACATGATTAGATGTCCTGCTCTTCATCGTTTTGCTATATTATGGGGCATAATGTAAGAACGTGTATCAAAACTCATTGAAGATCATCTTCGAGTTTAATTATACAATCTACCAATACCCGTTATGTCAATAGAACTCGTTCATGATTTGATAAGACATTCAAAATATGTTTCATATCACAACGACTCGACTGCCTACTCGATGGAGGATTATGTTAATCATAGGACTGGTGTAAGTATAGGTACTTTATATCACCTGTGTTAAACTGGATAAATCCTACTTGGTAGTAGGTCCATACGTGAGGCGAATCAATATGATATTAATCACATTGATGACAACTCCCAACAATAGGGTTAAACCCTTTCAACTCCCTAAATCCCTTTAAGGTGCTATAGAACCTAAAAAGAGCGAAGAAGCTCCACTTCTGGGTGCTAGAGCTAAATAAGTTGCTCAAGCACGACGCTAATAGAAGAAGTAAGTGGTCAAGAACAATAAAAATAGTAATAGACCACAAACAGGTTAATAGATGCACAATTTAGAGGGTAAAGAGCATCAACTTAAGTTAGACTTAGACAAAGCTCATCGTAAAGAAAAACACGACAAAATGATTGCCTAAGCCTATACAAAAGCAGATGTTCATAGGCCCACATACCAACAAGGTAAGTTGCAACAAGCGTAATATCCTTAGGTTGTTTCCGCTTGGGACGAAATGCTCGTAGCAAAATATTATCCCGGTCAATTTAATGTACCATACGTTGCAGGCATGAACGTCAGCAATTTACCAACAACGACTTTTTCAGTGTCAAACTCATTCGAATAAGCAAATACTTATGCCACACAAGGATTTTAAGATTTGGGAAGCACCCCATATACTTTAGTGATGTGGTCTACGAGTATGACTGCTTTTTATGGTGATGGAGGCACTGGATCAATCCCTACTAGTGACAAGCTTGGAGGGCTTGTCATTAAGCAATTTGAGGCCGCTGATCTGGATACAGCCTACATCTCAAAGGACATATTTTAAGAAGTATAAGCAGCTTTTACTATGTTAGATGTAGTGTCTTCAGATATGACTGGCTTCTCTTCTGGTGGATTTGTTTGGGCAAGTTAAATGGATGTTAATATTTTATGTCCACGTGCCAATTTGGTTGGTGCCTATTATTAAGGTAGTCTCCAATATGGCTAACTTCCTGAAACACCCACTGCTGGACTATCCCTCAGATAAATTCTTGAGATCGCTGGTGATGTTTAAATTCTAGAACCCAGGTTCAGTCTAAGAACTGGGGTGGTGAATCATGATATCATCTTCGCATCTTAAGATAATAGTGGGGGATAACTTGATAGAAATGACTTCGTTGGAGAACTTATTAATTACGTAATTCTCTAAAACGTCGCAGAAAATATCACAGATGGGACTACTTCTAAGTTTTCATTACAATGTAACATTAAAGGTAATGGTGTCTTCTGGGCAAAGCCAGATGATGCTATAGCTAATAACTTGTACAAGAATGTTAGAAATAAAAAGTCCGCTATACCTAGCATGCTTGCTGGCGTTGGACAAAACCCTAATGTGAAACCTAAGCGCGTTAACAGTATTTGGGAAGGTGTTAAACATCTCGCAAGTAGCGCTTATGAATCGGTCGGTGGATGGCAAGGTATAGCAAGAGGAGCCGCAGCATTGCTCCTTTCGCC